CCGCTGGAGGCGGTGGTGGAGGTGGAGGTGGATCCTACTCATGTGGTGGTGCTCAACGTCCTGGTGGCACTGGCGGCACTGGTGGTGGGTTTTCATCTGGTGGTGTTGGTTTATCTAATGGTGGCGGCGGCGGTTCTCCTGGTGGTGGAGACGGCGGAGGCGGCGGCGGTGGAGGCGGCGGTTCTTCAGGCGGCGGTGGCGGCGGTCAAGGTGTTGATTGTAACTATGGCGGCGGTGGAGGAGGCGGTGGAACTTCCAGATACAACAGCAGTAAAGTTAGTTTTGTTAATCAGTCAACCAATAGTGGTAATGGTAGCATGACGCTATCATTCACAGTCACAATTGCCGAGATCACTTCATTTACTATATCACCTAATACTATAATTGCTGGACAATCTGCTACATTGTCGTGGAATACTGCTGACTCTACATCAAGAAGTATCAATCAAGGTATTGGTTCTGTTGGTGTTTCTGGTTCAACTACAATTAGTCCTGGTAGTTCTAGAACTTATACAATGACTGCAATTGGATTAGCAGGTAATGATACAGCAGATGCTAGCATTACAGTTTATCCACCAACAATTGCTACCATTTCCGCATCTCCTAACTCAATAATTGTTGGACAAAATTCTACATTGAGTTGGGTTGTTTCTGGTGCTGGTGGCACCACAGCATCTATTAATCAAGGTATTGGTGCTGTTGTTTTAACATCAAATACTTCAGTTTCGCCATCAACCAGCACTACGTACACAATTAATGCTAGTGGTCTTGGTGGTACTGATAGTGATAGTGTAACAATTTCAGTATATCAACTACCAGAAATTAGTTATAATGTTCCAACTAATATAGATTATGGAGATACTTTACAATTTCCAGTAACATATAGATACGCTAGTGGTGGTGTCAATGGAACTATTACATATACTATGAGAAACTCCACTACTGGTGCGAACCAAACTCAAGTACAAAATGTATTTTTATCTGGAACTAGTTCGGATGAATCAGGTGCAGAGAAAACAGGTAATGTTGTTGCTAATATTCCATATGGTTTACATGGTGTATTTGCTATAGATATTTCTTTGTCTTCCAATGGTGCGGGAGGAGTTACAAATCAAGTAGAAACTATAAATGTTAATGTTGATGAATTACCCGATAATATTACTATACCAAATAGTTTAGAACAAATACCATCAGATGATGTAGAAGCACCTGATTTTGATATTGTTCTCAGTGACCCCATTGTTGTAAGTGATATTGATGTTGCTGTTGAAATTAAATCAAACAAACCAATACAAGTTAGGTTTGATGACGATGATCCATTAATAAACTCCAATTGGTACGACGTGCGTCCTAACTAATGACACAAGATTTTAATTTTACTAGTAGATCTAACGGCGGTCCTCAATTCTATGAGCCGAATTGGTCTAATTTCATGAACACCTACAATGTAGGTGGTAGAGATACTTCTGGTACTCCTGGTCCTAATAGGACATATTCATGGACTATCACTTTTAATAATTATGGCAGACAACAATTCTATGCTAATGTGGATGATAATGGGGCAATTTATATTAATGGCAATTATGAAATGGGAATGGGTGGATTTGGAACGCAAAGTTTAGTCACTACCACAAATTATTATGGACCAGGCACATATACTCTTAGTGCTAATGCTAATAATAGTGGTGGTGGACCTTGGGGTATTGCTATAGATTGGGTTGGATTTGTTCCACCACCACTTGTTTATGGATGTACAGATTCCCGTGCTACAAACTATAATCCAAACGCAGATGTTGATAATGGAACCTGTTCATATCCTACACCATCTAATACTCTTACTATAACTCCTAATGTTATAATTGCGGGTGCGAATGCTACTCTAGCATGGTCTGTCAGTGGTTCTACATCACAAACTTTGACAGGTTCTGGTAGTGTTGCGTCTAGTGGGTCTTTAACAAAATCTCCTACTAATAGTACAACTTATACGTTAGTTTCGAGTTATTATGGTATCACCAGCAGAACTACTGCTGTAACTATAACTGTATATCAACCAGTAGTTGCTCAATTTACAGGTGTATCTTCAAACCCTATTATTGTTGGACAATCAACAACTCTAACTTGGGTAGTATCAGGTTCTGCTAATACTCCTGCTACTATTAATCAAGGTATTGGTGCTGTATTGTTTAGTAGCAATAAATCTGTATCTCCATCTAGTACAACCACATATACTTTATCTGCCAGCGGACCTGGTGGTAGTGATAGTGATTCTGTGACTATTGTAGTAAATCAATTACCACAAATTAGTTATAATGTTCCAACTAATATAGATTATGGAGCAAGCGTAGGGTTTGTAGTGACATATAGGTATGCAACAGGTGGAGTCAATGGTACAGCAGTTTATAGTGTTAGAAATCCTACTACTGGAAGTTTTATTACTGTTTCACAAAATATTAGTTTACCTGGAACAACATCTGATCAAAGTGGTAGTGCCATTACAGGTAACGTTAATTTAAGTATTCCTTGGACAGTACAAGGTGTATTTGGTGTAGAAATTTCTTTAGCTGCTTCTGGTGGTGGTGGTACTACCAACGTATCGAACTCTATAGATGTCAATATTGATGAACTACCTGACTCTATTACTATTGACCCTAGTCTAAATCAAGTTCCAACAGATAATGTATTGGCACCTGATCAAGAGTCAGTACTGAGTGACCCTATTATTGTTGGTGATATTGATGTTGCTGTAGAAATTAGATCGGACAAACCAATTAAAGTTAAATTTGACGATGCTGATCCTCTAATTGAAGCAAATTGGAATGATGTCAGACAATCACCCTAAATACAATACGGGATAAAGTATAAGTTCGCATGGCGTATCAGTTTAGTGCTACCCCACTATATGTTGAGGAAGGTCAGTCCATCCAGTTTAGGTATGAGGCACCTCCTAGTTACTCGGAAGTTACTAATGTAACTATTGATATTGGTGAGCTCACTATTACTTGGGTTATTGAAACCAAGTTAGAAGATTTTGCTCCAGATCCATTCTTTCTACAGAATATAGATGAAGCAGAAAGTGATGTCATGTATACATATGCACAAACTGCGTTTCCTGATGATGGCGTTGCATATACTGGATTAACTCCTGGAGAACCAGATCCTCTTCGTAGTGGTGAAGAAGTTATTACTATTACTGGTTTAGATCCTGGAACTGAAGCACCATTATCAGTCACATCTAACGTATTAGATCCTAATGACTACGCTTATCGTGTTAATCAATACCTCACAGCAACTAGTTCATATGGTGCTTGGGGTCCATGGACAAGAGCAATTAACCAGACTATTTCTAACCTTGACAGAATTCAAGTTAGACTAAGAGCTTCTTCGGCACCATCTGATACCAAAAATGTTAACGTTGTTGTTGGTACTGGTTCTGCTGAATGGGAAATCACCACAGGTGCTATTCCTATCAACACTCCAAATCCTGCACCTAATTTCGGTAGTTTAAATAACCAAGAGTTGAATGCTCTTGTCTATAGCGACAGACCTCAGATTTTAGGGTTGACAACTCAAGCACTTATGACTGTTGATAATAGTGCTGAAATTGCTGTCTCTAATTTCAATACAACATTTACAAATGCTGATGGTTTTGAAGTTTTATCTAATATTATTGGTACATGGGGCAATAATAAAACAGTTCAGAATGGTCAATATGTTCAATTAAGAGGAACTAGTTCTGGAAGTGAGTTCTCGCCAAAGAATTTTAGTGTAACTATTGGTGATGGAAATGGTATTTCTGGATGGATAGTGACGACAGGTGCTGGTCTTGATGAAAATCCTAATAGTTTTGTCTTCCAAAATCTCGTCGAACAGATTCCTGGTAATGTTAATTATAGATCAACTGTTCAATCTGGATCGGCATCTAGTGGCAAAGCATTAGTTGCTGGTCTAACTCCTGGTATATTTGTTCCTGTTTCTTTGAGGAGTGGTGACACTACATCTACAGCAAATCCAAGAATTAGTGTTAATGGTGGATCATCTGGTATTATTAGTAACATTCAAGTTCAAAATGGTGATATTATTGAATTAGTTCTTGATGGTAGTAATGATATTAGTAATCCCTTGCTTCCTGGTCAAGGATCAACAAAAATGGGTATTAATGTTGGTGATAGATTTGTCCCAACATGGTCTATTACTAATTGGACTGGTCCTGATACTAGTCCATCTTTTACTCCAATCAATCAAGTTTTAAATAGGACTCCTGGTGGAGCGAGTGTGATTGGACCTATAGGCTTGACAAATTTCAACTTACCGATTACAATATCAGCATCCAGTCTAGTTGCCTATAATGAGTTTAATTTTGCTACAGGCGAAAACATCGGTAACGTATTGTTCTCTCTTAATGGAGACACACCAGCACCTGGACCTCGTACATTGAGTCCTGATCCTGGTAATAACCCAGTATTTGTAACGATTATTTACCAACAACCAGGTAATGCTAATTTAGATCCAGTTGTAGGACTATCTCATTATGGTGTAGCAGATATTAGTTTTGGAACTGCAGCGCCATTTACACTTAGATCTGTAAACTATGCAGTAAAACCAGTTCCTCCATCATATCTTGGTGTTTGGTATTCCGAGAAGAATGCATTCTTTGCTGAAGAAGCATGGGAAGCAGTATCTAATTCAGATCCTGCAAATGCCAAGAGTTTTTATAGACAACCCAAGCATGATGGTTATGCTATTGGTACTGTATTACCTGTACCTAGAGAAACTATTGCAGATGATGGTAACTTTGGTTATGGTGATATCGACATTAGATTCCCTGGATTCCTTGAATGTGATGGAACTTCAGTAGCAGCAGCAGAGTATCCTTGGTTATGGGAATCAATTGGTAACACCTATGGTGGAAATGCAACCTATATTAGTGCATCAAAAACATACTCTGGTAATTTCAACTTACCCGACTATCGTAATGTTAGAATGGTAGGACCTGGTAGAGTAGACTTTAATAAAGGATCATCTCCATCTGTTCCTGTTACTTCTGCTGGTGGTAGTGCAGAACTTCCTGGTTCTACTGGTGGTTGGTGGTATTTTGATGATGTAGATGTTTCTGCTGCCCCTGATCCCTTAGAACAGGTTATTGCACCAGCTGGACAGACTAGTGGAACAGAATCTTCGTTCTATACATTAGGAACACCAAGAACATTTGGTACAGAATTAGTAACTACTGAAGTTGACTTTACTGTTACAGGTAATGTTAATGCTAATGTTGGTCCTGTGACTAGTGTTTCTGTTCGTCCACCACAACATGAACACCAATTTATTACTGGTCAACCAGAAGATCCTGATGGTGATCCTGTTATTCCATGGAATATTTACGCATATCTACGTACTGCTGCAAGCGGATCACAAAGTTGGAATGGTCAAAATGATAGTAAGGATGACGCAGTTGATGATGGTTACTGGGAAGATGCAAATTTCTGGAACTATGCTGATGCAGACAGAGAATTTAGTAGAGCAGGTCGTGGTTCTTTAGAAGATGTATTGCCTGGATCTGGTAGTACAACAGTTGCTTTCGGTAACTATTGGGGAACTCCTGCTGGTGATCTGCAGTCTGAAGCAAATAGTGATGGTAAGGGTGGTTCATTCTCACCTGATAGATTTTCTGCTATTGGTGCATTCACTCAAGATGCTGGTGTCATTGATACAACTGAAGGAAGAGCAAGAATTAAAAACTATCTATCCATCTACACAGGAACATTGACTCACGCACACTTGTTAGGTACTGATCCTGTATTAGATCCACAAAATGATTATACTTATGGTAATGTAAATGGCGATGCAGTTGCATATAGATCTGGTCTTGCTACGTTTAATTCCACATTTGACTTACAATTTAGTCAAAGCGACGTTCAAATTGAACTTAATCCAGCAACGTTTAGTTGGAATAACTCAACCAAACCAATTCCTCAAGCAAAAATGAATCCACAAAGGAAGGTTCCTATCCTAGCACCCTTCCACAAAATCAAATATATAATAAAGGCATACTGAGTTTTAAATAATGGTATCGAATACATTATCCAAGAAGGTCCAAGAATGGAGACCTTTAGAATTAATGATGAATGAGCAGATTACAAAAGCATCCTTTGATGACTTTATTGGAGTTTGGGACAACTTTGTACCTGAACCATTTTGCGATAAATGTATTGCATGGTTTGAGCATGTGATGAATGGCAATAGTTCAAGTGTTGATTTTGAGGAACTAGAAAGAGATTTTGGATCAAAAACTGATACCGAATATGTAGATGAATTTAAAATGGATGGTCACATCCAATATGGTAGTAATTTGTATAGAAAAGATCTTTCACTTCTAGCAAATTATTGCAATGATGGACTAAGTTACCAAGTTAATCAGTTTCTGAAGTCTTGTCTCAAGCATTATATCAGTGAGTACGGACAATTAAAAAATGTTCCTATGCTTTCAAGTGATATTAAAATGCAGAAGACACTACCTCAAGGTGGATATCATCAATGGCATTATGAAAACTCTGCTGCATCACATGCACAAAGAGAAGTTGTGTGGATGATTTATCTCAATGATGTAGATCCAGAGGCAGGTGGTGAGACTGAGTTTTTGTATCAAGGTAGAAGAATTAAACCAACAAAAGGCACAGTTGTATTCTTCCCTGCTGGCATGACACATGTACATAAAGGAAATACCCTTCTTAAAGATGATAAATATATTTTGACAGGATGGTATATTAAAACGCACCTAGCATGACCTCAACAACACCAAAAATCAAAAGACCAATCCTTCAAGTAGATTTGGTTAA